GAGAACTTAAAGAAGTAAATGAAATTCTAGCATTAGGAGGAAATCGCAGCGGAAAAACTCAATGGGGTGCGTTCTCCGTTGTCCGTGCAGCCGTAGAAAATCCTAACTCTGAGATATTCTGCTTTGCTCAAACTGCCGAGGTGTCTATCCGCCAGCAACAAAGTGCGGTTTGGGCTTGGCTTCCAGAACATCTAAAAACGAAGTTTACTAGCGCAAATACCTATATCTCCTATAAGAAGAAAACTGGATTCACTGATTCGTCGCTAATCCTACCGAACGGATCACAGATTATCTTTAAGACCTATTCGCAATATCAGAACAATCCTACGATTCTGGAAGGTGCAGAGCTTGGATCGAAGAATCCAGTCTGGCACAATATCGGAGTATGGCTTGACGAGTATCTAATTGGTCCTGAGCTTATCACTACTCTACGACTTGGACGACTTGCTACTCGAAACGCTAAAATGCTGGTGACGTTTACTCCTATTAGTGGATGGACTGAGGTTATTAAGGAGTATCTTGATGGTGCAACTACCATTGAAAGTCGTCCTGCTGAACTATTAAATGGCGAACTAGTTCCCTACATCCAGAGATCTAAAAAGCTTAATGCCTCTGTGCATTATTTCCACTCGCAGGACAACGCTTTTGGTGGTTACAATCGCATTAAAGAAGCTCTACAAGGCAGAAGCCGAGAGGAAATTCTTATCCGTGCCTACGGTGTGCCGATGAAGTCACACGCTACCAAGTTCCCGAAATTCAACAAGATCGTGAACGTGGTGGAGCCTGACAAGATTCCAAGAAACAACATCACCAAGTATCACGTTATCGACCCTGCTGGCTCTAAAAACTGGTTCATGTGCTGGATTGCAGTGGATGAAACAGGGACGATGTGGGTTTATCGTGAATGGCCTGGAGTCGATGTTGGCGACTGGGCTGAGTGGCGTGGTGGCAAGTGGATGCCTGGAGAGGGAGCGAAAGGACAAGGTTATGGCATCCGCGACTATGTTGAGCTTATCGAAGAACTAGAAGGCGAAGAGGAAATCTTTGAGCGATTGATCGACCCACGACTTGGTGCTGCAAAGTATCAGGTGCAAGATGGATCATCTTCCATTATCGAAGATTTGAACGATGCTGGCATGGTTTGCATTCCTGCACCTGGACTTGATATTGATGACGGATTACAAGCGTTGATTGGGAAAATGGCGTGGGACACATCCAAGCCGCTGGATGCGATCAACCGTCCACATTTCTACATCAGTTCCGATTGCGAGAATATCATCCAAGCATTGTCAGAATACACGGGAGATGGCGGATTAAAGGAAGCTCACAAAGACCCTATAGACGTTTTACGCTATGCCGCAATCTCAGGAATAGATCATGTTGACAGTTCCGTAAGTTTAGCCACAATCCAAGGAGGTGGAGGTTACTAATATGAATACCAAAAAAGAAGCAAAAAAACGAGGACGACCAGCTAAGGTTGTTGAAGAAATTATGCAAGACATGCAGGAATCGCCTTTGAAAGCGTTGATTGTGGGAGTTTGCAATAACCCGACATGGCTAAAAGCGCGGATCGACGGATTCAGCGTTAATGTAAAATGTCCCGCTCAAATATCAAAAGGCTTGCTAGGAAAGCAAGTTAATGTTATTCTCGTCAATTCCGAACCCGAGGATTACTACCAATATACAGCATGAATGACATTCAACAAATCGAAGATGAATCCCTTGTTTATTTAGACAAGAAGCCTGATATTGGTGCATTATCTAATGCTTACGATACCTGCCTAGTTGATCTAGATTACTATTTTGAATCATGCCTGCGTTCTTACAACGACCGCAGAAACATCTGGGATGGCAAGTCGGATGACCTACGCAAGAATGGAGCTAACGCTTTCCCATGGCAAGGCGCATCTGACCAAGAGGTGAACGTAGTTGGCGAGCGTATTGACATGTATGTTGCGTTATTTGACCAAGCGTTATCTCGCTCTCACATCAAAGCGTTCCCAACGTCTATGGCAGCAATGCCAAAAGCAGCGGTGGTTTCTGGCTTCCTAAAATGGATGCGAGCATCCTACATTCCTGACTTCAAGCGTCAGATGGAGCTTGGTGGGAACTATCTCATGGAGAAGGGCATCATGGTTACCTACGTTGGTTGGAACCGTGAGAAACGCACTTACTTACAAAGCGTTAGCCTTGAGCAAATCCAGCAAGCATCGCCTGATCTTGTTGAGTTGATTCTAAGTGAGCAAGACGACGATATGTTGATTGAGTTGCTTCAAGACTCATTTCCTGACCTATCTACTAAGCGAGCTAAGAAGGCGATTAAAGACCTACGCAAGATGGGTGTTGCTGAAATTCCACTATCACGCCAAACTGTTGACTGCCCCGTAGTCTATGCTTGCGCTCCTGATGGCGAGGTGATGTATCCATCTTACATCTCAGATCCACAACGCGCACCATACATGTTCTGGCGAACATTCCTCACAGCTCAAGAGCTTGAGAAGAAGGTGGCAAACGAAGGATGGGATCGTAAATGGGTAGATAACGCTATTGAAAATCTGCGTGGTAAAGACTCCATGTATCTCGATGGCGAGAAAGTAAAGACTCAGACTCGTTTGCCAATCACTGATGACAACGATCTTGTCATGGTGGTCTATGCATATCAGCGTCTAATCGACGAGGATGATGGTTCTGAGGGCATTTACTGCACTGTGTTCCATCCGCAAACAGACGGCTATGCCAAGCATGAACTTCTCAACGGCTACGATGACTACCCATTTGTGGTAACTCGGTTAGCTAACGACCAGAAGCGGATGTATGAGGTGCAGACATTCTCAGATATTCTCCGTGGTCCTCAGATGCAAATCAAGACCGAGCGTGATAGTCGTATCGACCGTGCGTCTTTGGCAACATTGCCTCCGATTATGCACCCTGCTGGTCGCCCACCATCGGATTGGGGTCCTGGACGCAGAGTGCCATATCGCCGACTAGGTGAAATCGCATTTGGTCCAATTCCTCCGCGAGATGACGGCTCTGTAGAAAGCGAGCTTTCCATGCGTGGACAAGCCGACCGTGCTATCGGACTGGATCTCACAAATCCGCTATCCACTGCACGTCAGCAGTATTATATTGGTAAGTTCCTTGACCACGTTAAAGACGTTCTCACAATGGCATGGAAGCTGTATCAACGCATGGGTCCTGATGAAATCTTCTTCCAAGTTACAGGGAATCCCAATCCACAAGTGATGACCAAGGGTAGTCCCGATGAGAACTATTCAATCATGGTATCGTTTGACTCTTTGGCAAGTGATCCAGAAACAGCAGAGACTCAGTTGAAAAACATGGTATCTCTTGTCCAACTGGATCGCAATGGCATCCTCGATGTAAACAAACTACTAGAGTTCGCTGCATCTTCTATCAATCCAATCTTTGCTGACTACGTTCTGCAACCAGTGGAGGAAGCACAACAGAAGATTGCGAAGAACGTCACAGATGACCTTTCCAAGATCTTCTCTGGCATCGAAGTTCCTGCACAACCAAACGGAGCGCAGATTGCCATGCAGATGGTTCAGGCTTACGTTCAGCAGCCCGATGTTGCGGCTAGGGCGCAGCAAGACGAGGCTTTCGCGGCTCGCTTGCAGAAGTATGCTGGAGCCTACCAGTTCCAGCTACAACAAGCCCAGAATGCTGAAATCGGAAAAATTGGAGTTGCTCCCGCTGAAATGGGTGGTATAAATCTTCAAGACATGAATCAACAATAATGCCTAAATACGGAGACATAAACCCAATAAATAATCTTGTTTTTGTTCAGCGAGGTCCCACATATCCAAACGGAGAGTATTGGGTTTCAAAAGAAGTCTTTGATAATAGGAGGAAAACTTTACGTAATCAACAAAAAGAAAAACTTAAGTCAAATCCAGAATACGCAATAAATATAAGGGAAAAAGATAAGGAAAGAGGAAGTCGGGTTGAAGTAAAGAAAAGACGTGTTGATACCCACAAGATCAAGATGAAAAATGATCCGATTTACGCCATTAAATTCTTAACAAGAATGCGATTGGCGGCGTTGAAAAAAAGAAACGGAACAAACAAGTCCATCCCCTCTAGGCGGATGCTTGGAGCAGACCCATATATTTGCAAGCGGTTTCTAGAAGATCAATTCATTGACGGAATGGGTTGGCAGAATAGGGGTGATTGGCACATTGACCATTTCTTCCCAATAAGTCTTGCTAAAAACGAAAAGGATGTCCGTATATTTTCTCATTTCACAAATCTTCGCCCTTTATGGGCATCAGAAAATTTGATTAAACATGACACACCTCCATCTCCACAGGAAATGATTATGCGTGACCAATGGGTTGAGGGTTGGATAAAAACAAACTTCCAGCTACAACAGGCTCAGAACGCTGAGATTGGACGCATCGGAACGGCACCTGCTGAAATGGGTGGCGTAACAACACAAGGAATGGAGCAATGAAGAAACTAATCAAACGCGCAGACGGTTCTATCTCTCAGCGAGGAATGTGGGATAATATCCGCGATGCTAAAGGCTCTGGCAAAAAACCAACAAAAGAGATGCTAAAGCAGGAGCGGAAAATCAAGCGAAAGATGAAGTGATGGAAAAGCGTTTTACGAAAGTAGTCACCAATCCCTCAACTGGGCGGAAGAAAACGATCAAGTATGGTCAAGCTGGCAAAGCTGCTGACGGTGGTGATCGTATTCGCCCAGGCACGGCAAAAGGCTCAAGTTATTGCGCTAGAAGCTACGGGATTAAAAAAGGCTTGCCAGAAGCCAAACAAAATGATCCTAATACGCCCAACAATTTAAGTCGCCGCAAATGGCGTTGCAAGGGAAGCAAGTCAATGAAATAATCATGAAAAAATCTAAGTCAAACAAGATATCCAAGGTGATGCGCGAATATAAATCTGGCACGTTGCACTCTGGCAAAGACCCTAAAGGTCCAAAGAAAGCTCCAGTAGTAAAGAGTCGCCAGCAAGCAATCGCCATCGCTTTAAGTGAAGCTAATAAATCTAAACGTAAATAATATGAAAAAAGGTAAATCAAACAGTTGTGGTCACGAAGGAAAAGAATACGGCAAAAAAGGCAAAGGTTACGTTGAAATTGAAATCAAGATGGTTCGCACTCCAAAAAAGAAAGCAAAACGTAAATGACACCACTACCCAAGCCAACTATTGTCCAAGCTATCGAAGCTCTATCCGACCGTGATGAGTTCAAAGCTATCATCCAGTTCATCCGAGATGAGCGTGAGCGTTTTTTTGGTGACCTGCGCCAGTGCGTAGAGCCAAACGAAGTTATGAAGATCGTCGGCAGTGTTGCTACGCTGGACGAGCTTTTGACTCTATTGAAAAAAGAAGATTGACATTCGTCGCTATTCTGCTTTTATTTTCTCGCTGTGTGTTTTCAGCGTTCTGTGTTCCAAGAACCCGTAGGGAAATTTAATCTCTACGGGTTTCTTGTCTCTGTGAATCACTCGTATAAAAGAACTGTTTTCAGTCCGTAGTATTGCGCGTTCACATAGCTTGGATCAAGCGGATGAGCAGCATTATGAGCTAGTTTTTTGTCACGATACTCGTAAGCGTTGATTGCTTCCACAACGTAGTCGCTGCCGATCTCTAGCTCCTTCTGCTGCCATTCCTCGCAACGCTCCAACATTACTTGCGCTATGGATTCGTCACTGTATGCCGCTGCTGGTTCTTCGTCGGCAAATAGGATGTGTATTGTTCGGTATGTTTTCATTTTGTTTCTGTGGTTAGTTTTTTCGCTACTGCAATAACTCTGGTCAGGCGTGGGTGCATCATGCTTGCGCCCTCATGCCTGCCAATCTCGTCGGTCAAGTTCCGCAGTGCTGCCATCGCCTCGTTAAGCTCTTGCTCTAGTTGCTTGCTTTTAGCTTCATGTTCCATCGACTCAAAATGTCGCGCATTGGAGGAACTTATCGCAGCCGTCAAACTCGCGTCGAGATTGTTGCGTTCTGTCGTCACGTCGTTTAGCTCTCGCTCTAGTTGGCGTGCGAGATTCGCCATTCGTAACGCTTTTGTGTCCCAGTTGCCGTCATGACTAAATGCGTTATCTGTTCTTGGTGTTTCTGATTCTGTATTCATTGTTCTGTTGGTTATTTGCTTAATCTAGCCCAAAGAAAAAGGACTAGCACAAGGAGGTCGAAATACCTGTGCTAGCCCTTAACTCCAAACCATGATTAATGGAGCAAAATTTACAACGATGAATTCGACCTCTCGTCGCCGCGAATTTACACAGCACTTTTCAGAACGCAAGAAAAATCTTTAACAAATTTATCTTGCTTGTTGACATTGTTTGGAAATTATGATTAATTTTTCTCGACTCGCACCGCCGAGCGTAAATGGCGTTTTAATTATGAGTAATCCAGAAGCTACCGCTGAAGCTATTGAATCAGTGTCCAACCTGTCATTTGAAGAGCTTGTAGCTCAGAGAACGGCAAGACATAATCCCGAACCTGAATCTGAGGAACAACCCGAAGAAGAAGCATCCGAAGCCGATGAGGAAGAAATTCCCGCTGAAGTAGAGGAAGCCGAACCCGAGGAAGAAGCCGAAGAAGAGGAGGAGGAGCAGGAAAGTGAAATTGATCTACTGTCGTTGACGGCTGAACAGATTCAATCCTTAGCCAAAAAAGGTAAGAGCCGATTGCTTCAACGCATTGGCGAGCTAACCGCTCAGAAGAAAGCCTTGGAGGAGAAGATTCAATCTCAACCAGCAGTCAAGGAAGTCCCTCAAGACGAGAATCCATTTCGTGAAATCCAGTCATTTGATGACTTGAAAGCGAAATATCAAGAGCTTGAGCGAACCCTTGAAACAACAGATGAACTACTGGAGGAATACGAAGATTATCGCGCCGAGGATATAATCTTAGTTGGAGACAAGGAGTTCACCAAGCAGCAGATTCGTAAAGCTAACCGCAACTCCCGCGAGGCGTTGACTAAATTCTTACCTGCCCAGCAAGCGCATCTCCAGCAGATCGCCCAACTAGAGCAACTGAAAGGTCAATACATCGCAGCCGCAGAAGAAGAAGTTCCCGACATTAAGGATGAAACCTCAGTCGTAGGGAAACAATTCCGAAGTTTAGTGTCTGACCCGCTTATCGAAAAGCTACGCAAACAAGTTCCTGAAATTGGCTACCAAATCGAATACATCCTGGCACACGCCGCCAACTCCATCAACGGAGGAACAAGGATCAAGAAGCAACCTGCGGTGGGGAATAGACTGAAAGTTAGTCCATCATCTTCCCCATTTGGAGCAGGAGCTGCGAAGTCCTCGACATCCCCGAAGAGTAAAGTTGTCGATGCTTACACCCGCTTTGAAAAGAGTGGAAGTCCAGAGGAATGGATTGCTGCAAGAATCGCTAAATACAAATAATTTTAACTAACTAAGACTATGCCCATCTCAAATACTTATCAACCATCCGCCCCTACCGCAAAAACAGGTCAGGGTTCCGCCGTATCCAACCGCGAGGATCTCAGCAATGAGCTTTCCATCCTTGCTCCAGAAGAAACCCCAATCCTGTCGCTCTGCGGCAAAGGTAAAGCAAGTGCCACCTATTCCGAGTGGACTGTTGACTCCTTGGCTGCTCCAGCAACGACTGGTATCAGTGAAGGTTCCGATGTGACTTCGTTCAGCGACAAGTTCGCCGACCGCGCTCGCCTTGGTAACTACATCCAACTGATGCGCCGCGACTACATCGTATCGAACCTGCAACAAGCTGTAACTAGCGTTGGTCCTGCTAACGTAGCACAAGCCGAAGCCAAGTCTC